TTTAATATCACGTTTAAGAGGAACATTTAATAATGTTACAATTGCTCAAGGTTTTGGTTATGCCGGCCCACGATACGGAACAATTAATAGAGAAGCTTTACGTTCATTTATTAGACAATCAGGTACAAACTATTCTATTGCCGAATTAAGCGCTAATGTAACTTTTGGTACAAGATCATCTTTAGATGGACAAGACAATACATTACTATTTTCTTCAACTGATACAGGTAGATTTGTTAAAACTAAATTAACAATACCTGCTGAAATTTTTACAATATCTCCTGTAAATAGATTTGATAACACATTAACTACTTTTGACCAATTAATTGATAATGATGGCAACCCTATAACTTTTGATGATACAACACCGTAAAATGATTATAAATATAGAGAAAGATTAATCAATGGCAAAACAAACAATTAGTATAGGTGCAGTACCAAACGACGGAAGCGGCGACAATTTACGTGTCGGTGGTTTAATTATAAATGATAACTTTAATGAAATTTATGCAGCACTAGGTAATGGTTCATCAATTACTTTAACAGCAACACCTACAGAATTAAATTTACTTACAGGTGCAACAGCAATTGTTACAGATACAAATTCCATAACTATTTCTAATAAAACAATAAGTGGTTCAAACAATACATTATCAAATATTAGTAATTCTTCTTTAACAAATTCAAGTTTTAGTATTAGAGATGATTCTTCTTCTGCTATTTCTATTGCATTAGGTGGCACTTTAAAAATAAAAAGTAATGATGGTATTACAACTACAGTAAGTCAAGGTGATACTATTACAATTAGTTTAGATAGTAATGTTTTAACTGAAACTTCAACTGATGTATTAACAAATAAAACTATTGCAGCTTCAAATAATACAATATCAGGCCTTACAAATACAAATTTAAGTGGCACAGCAGGAATTACAAATGCAAATTTAGCAAATCCTTTTATACAATTTTCTGATGAATCATCTACAGTAAATTCAACATCATTAGGTGGTAAATTAGAATTTTTAGCAGGCGAAGGTATTAACACACTTGTAGGTCCGAGTTCATTAACTATTTCTGCTGAAGATGCTACATCATCAAATAAAGGTGTTGCAACATTTAATACGGCCAGTTTTACAGTTACAAGTGGTGACGTTACAATTAAATCAGCTGGTGTATCAAATGCACAATTAGTAAATTCATCAATTACTCTAGGTTCTACTTCAACAGCATTAGGAGCTACAACATCTTCTATAGCGGGTCTTTCATTAACAGGTTCTACGAACACAATTGATTTAACAAGTTCAGGAAATAAATTAAGATTTAATTTTGCAAATACAGGTGTTTTTCCTAACGCTACAACATATCAAGGTCAGTTTGCAATAGCAACAGGTACAGCAAAGGCTTACTTTGCAGATTCAGGTGCTTATAACGAAATTCTTTCTGAAAACTCTAGTATAAAAGATTTATCTGATGTTGGTTCTACCAATCCTGCAAACGGCCAAATTTTAATTTTTAATAGTTCTTTAGGCCGATATGAACCAGGCAATCAAACAGGTGGTGGAGGAAGTTCTACATTAACTGTAGGAGATAATTCATCTACAATAGGCACAATAAATTTATCCACAGATACTTTAGGATTTGTAGGCACAAATGGAATTACAACAACTGTTAATGATGCTAACAATACAATTGAAACAAGATTAACTGATGATTTTTACGCTGATAACTATTTACCTGCTTCAGCAGTAATTGATGTAACTCACGGTGGAGGTTATTATTTTTTTAATTCTCATTATTCAGGAAATAGTCCTACACTATATTTAAAATCTGGTCATACATATGCTTTCAAATTAAATGTAGCAGGACATCCTTTCTTTCTACAAACAATACCAAATCCTTCAGGAGGATATCCTGTAGCTTATAGTGCTGGCAATCCATATACAACAGGTTTAGTACACGTATCAGCAAATGGTACTGTTACAACAGGTGCTGTAGGCCCACAAATAGCAGGTACATTATACATTAAAGTACCGGCAAATTCTAATTCTAAAATTTATTATGCTTGTCAAAATCACGCATATATGGGAAATACAATAGTCTTAGGTTCTCTTACTGATACTTTTACCGGCGATGGTTCTACTGTAACTTATTCAATAAATAATGGTAGAAATGTAAATGACATTTTAGTTTATGTAAATGGTATTTGTTTAGTACCTACAAGTGATTATACAATTACAAATACATCAACATACAATGTTGCAACAATAACTTTTCAAGTAGCGCCAGCGGCGTCTGCTGAAATACAAGTAAGGTATCTATAAAATATGGGAACACGTACACGAGGTTTTGCTAATAAAGTTACAGCTGATGGTGTATCAGGTTTAGATAGTACAGTTATTACTGGTGCTACTGCCGAAACTTCTATTGCAGGTGGAGATAGTGTTTTAATTTATGACGATAGTGCTAGTGCATTAAGAAAGATGACTAGAACTAATTTTGTTGCAGGAATTGGTGGAACTAATACTCCAAATTTTAAAGTTAGGAGAGGAACATCTAATCAAAATATTCCTAATGCAACATATACAAAAGTACAATTTAATGATGAAGATTTTGATACAGCTTCTGCTTATGATAATTCAACAAATTACAGATTTACTGTACCTTCTGGTCAAGGTGGTAAATATTTAATAGGAACACAAGTTGGTGGTAATAGTTTTAATTCTACTGTTTATCTTAGGCTTTATAAAAATGGTAATGGAATTAATTATACATATAAATTACTTAGTGGAGGTGCTGATAATTCAATACAACAAGTAACTATTTTAGACTTAGTAGCAACAGATTATATTGAAGTATTTTTTTATCAAGGAAGTGGTGGTTCTGCACCCATACAAGCTGATACTTCTACATTTTTTTATGGATTTAAACTAATAGAATAATTATGGCAAATTTATCAACTAAAATAAAACTATATGCAAATAGAGAAGTAGATTTTCTTAAAGACGTAAGATTACAAGACAACTCAGATGGAGTGGGAGTATTCATAGTTGAATGGAACTTAGATATTCCTAAACCTACAATGGCACAATTAGATGCCTTTGAAGCACAAGCTAACATTGTTGAAAGCAATCAGGCACAAGTACAAAACAGAATTAAAGAATATGGTTCTATTGCAGAACAAATAGAATATATAACTGAAAATGGTTTAGATGCTTGGCAGTCAAAAGTTAATAGTATAAAATTAAAGTACCCAAAGGAATAGTATGAGAAACAGTATAAATAGTAAGAAAGAATAACAAAATATGCCAGCAATTATAACAAATAAATTCAGAATCAACAACGCTGAACAGTTTAGTGAATCGTTTTCTGAAGCCTCACCAGAAGTATATTACCTAGGTATCGGCCGACCACAGGCCTTCGCAACACAAACAAGAGGTGATTTAAGAACAGAAAATCAAGGTACAGACTCAGCTGCAATTACACCATCAGACAGTGTTATAGAAGAATTTAATACTTTTGATGATTTATTGGCAGTTAAAAAAATTACAACATCAGATACTTCGTTTGTTATACCTAGAAGAAACTGGACTGCAGGAGTTGTTTATGATTACTACAGACACGATTATGGCAATCGTATTACAGGCACAACATCTGTGCAATCATCAAATAGTGGTGCAACAACTTTATTTGATACTACCTTTTACGTCTTAAATTCAGAAAGAAATGTTTATAAATGTTTAAATAATAACAACAATGCCGTTGTAGCTAATGAACCAACAGGAACTTCTACTGCTATTATACAAACAGCTGATGGATATAGATGGAAATATATGTACACTTTATCAGCATCACAACAATCAAATTTTTTATCAACAGATTTTATGGCAGTTACAACAAACAATACTGTATCGGCTGCTGCTGTTGATGGAGCAATCAACATTGTAAAAATTAAATCAGCAGGTACTGGTGGAGCAAATGGAACATTTACAAGTATACCAATTAGAGGAGATGGCACTGGTGGATTAGTTTCAATTACAGTATCAGGTGGTATTGTAACAACAGTAACTGTAACTTCAGCAGGAACAGGATATACAATTGCATATATTCGTAACGCTGACATTGTAACAGCAGGTGCAACAGGATTATCAGGTGCAGAAATAGATTGTATTATTGAACCAAAAGGTGGACACGGATTTAATGCAATACAAGAATTAGGTGGATTCTTTGTAATGTTAAACGTAAGTTTAGAAGGAACAGAATCTACAAACACAGGCGACTTTACAGCAGAAAACGATTTTAGAAGAATTGTATTAATCAGAAATCCTTTTTCAGGAGGTTCTGCAGCTTCTACTTCAACATTAAGAGGAACAAAAGCAATAAGATTTGCTGCTTCGCCAGCACCAGGAACATTTACTGTTGATGAAGAAATAAATCAAGCAACAACAGGCGCTGTAGGTAAAGTTGTAGAATATGATGCTGCAAATAGAATATTACATTACATACAAACAAGATTTAATGACGAAGGTGTTGACAGTAACGGTAATCGTACAGCATTTAGTGGTGCAAACGTAATTACAGGCCAAAGTTCAGCTGCAACAGGCACACCAAGTGCTGTCGCAAGTGAAACTGCTGACCAAATTACATTTACAAATGGTTACAAAGATACAGAATTAGATAGACATAAAGGCGATGTTTTATATATTGAAAATAGAGCACCGATAACAAGAGCGGCGGACCAAACCGAAAATATTAAATTAGTAATTGAGTTTTAGGGAGATATATGCCAAGTCCAACAGACTTTAACCTCTCACCTTACTTTGATGACTACGCTGAGTCGAAGAAATTTCATAGAGTTCTTTTCAGGCCAGCCTTTGCAGTACAGGCACGAGAGTTAACACAATCACAAACAATTCTTCAAAATCAAGTAGAAAGAATATCAGACCATCTTTTTGAAAAAGGTGCTATGATTATTCCAGGTGAAATAGGTTTCGATTTAGAATATTATGCTGTTAAATTAACATCTAAAACTTTTGCTACAGTAGCAGAATATGTAGGTAAACAAATTACAGGTGTTACATCAGGTGTTATAGGTATTTGTGTAAATGTTGTTGCAACAGACGGTACAGATCCAGATACTTTATATGTTAAATATAATAAAACAGGTTCTAATAATACAACTTTAACTTTTACAAACGGTGAAACTTTACAAGCCAGAACAATTGGTAATGCTACAGTTCTTGCAACGGCCGTTGTAAATTCAACAGCAACAGGTTCTGCTGCAAATATTGCTGCTGGTGTTTATTACATTAATGGATTTCACGTATCAGTAACAGCACAAACATTAATATTAGACAAATATACAAATACACCTAGTTATAGAGTAGGATTAACAATTACAGAATCTTTTGTTACTTCAAATGATGACACATCATTAGTAGATAATGCTCAAGGTTCTTCAAATTTAAATGCACCAGGTGCTCATAGATTTAAAATAGATTTAACATTAGCAAAAAGAACATTAACTTCAACTGATGATGCTGACTTTGTAGAGTTACTAAGATTGTCAAATGGTATTCGACAGAATCAAGTTCGTTCAACTGAATATGCTATTTTAGAGGACACGTTTGCAAGAAGAACGTATGATGAGTCAGGTGATTATACAGTAAGAGAATTTGATTTAGATATAAGAGAACACATTGTTGAAGGCAATAATAGAGGTATTTTTACTTTAGCGCAAGGCGGCGACCCTAATTTATTAGCTGCAGGTGTTGGCCCCGGAAAAGCATATGTTAAAGGATATGAAATAGAAACTATTGGTACAACTTTCTTAAATATGGAAAAAGCAAGAGATTTCGAATCTGAAAATAATTTTGATACGAGATTTGATGTTGAAAATTTTGTAAACGTAACAAAGGTTTTCGGAACACCAGATATAGGATTTGTTTCAGGTGAAGTAGAAGCTTTTAAAGAAATTAAATTATATGATACTGCCACTGTTACAAGAGGTACAGAACAATCAACTGTAGGAGTTACAGTTCCACAAATTGGTCGTGCTAAGTCAAGAGGATTTGAATTAAATAACGGTACGGCCAGTGCAAATATATTTTCAAGTTCTTCGTTAACTAGTGCTGTTTACAAACATTATCTATTTGATATAGAAATGTTTACACATTTAAATGTACAAACCGCTCCAGCATTTACAAACGGCGAAAAAATAACTGGAGGCACATCAGGTGCCACAGGATTTGTACAAGCTATTTCAACAACAAGAAATACGGCAGTTTCATCTATTACAGTTGCAAGTCCAGGAGTTGTTACATTAAACAATCACGGATTCAAAGAAGGAATGCAAATCACTTTAACAGGTGGTACTTGGCAGATTAATTCTGCTTCTGCTTCAGGAGCTGCAGTTTATACTGTAAAAAATACTACAACAAATACTTTTCAATTATTTAACGCTGCTGGCGATACGGCTATTAACGTTACATCTTTTTCTTCAGGACCAACAGTTACACACGGTGTTACAGTTTTAAATGACATAACAGGTGTATTTGTGGCAGGCGAAACAATTACGGGTGGAACATCAGCTGCTACGGCAGTGATACAATCAGACAGATACGGATTTAATGGCGTACAATCATTTGACTTTACACAAGTAAAACAAATTGGTATGGCAGGTTCACCAACATATACGGCTGACGTTGCAACAGATTCAATTTATGGAGAAAGATATCCAGTATTTGGTTCTATTTCAGTTGCAAATAGTGGAACAACAGTTACAGGATTTGGTACATTGTTTAATACTGAATTACGTATAAGTGATTCAATTACATTTACTACTGATGCTGGAGCAACTATAACAAGAATAATAGAATCTATTTCTTCAAACACAAGTTTAGAATTATCAGTAGCAGTTGGTGCTTCTGATGTATCAACTAAAACAATTTCTTTTAGAAATCGTGGCAAATTACAAGGTTCAAGTAAAAATATTTCAATATTTGAATTACCATACAGTGTTATTAAAACATTAAAAACTACAGCAAATGGTGGAGTTACTGATACTAGTTTTAATGTAAGAAGAAATTTTGTTGCTACATTATCTTCAGGACTGGTAACTATAACTGCCGGCACAAATGAAACTTTTGTAAGTTTATCAGAAAAAGATTATTATGTTTCTATTATGTCTATTGGGTCTGCAACAGCAGGAGCCACAGGAGACATTTTAAGTTTATCAGGAAATAATCATTTAGGAAATCCAATATTTACAAGAGGCGGTATACCAAACGGAAAAACTTTAACACTTGATTTTGGTACAAATTATTCAAACGCTAAAATAAAAATATTAGCAACAGTAAGTCGTGGAACAGCAGGTTCAAAAACTAAAACATTAAATGCCAACTCAACTTTAGCGGTGTCATCACAATCTGAAATACAATCTGGTGTTATTGGTTTAGGAAAAGCCGATGCTTTTCAAATTAATTCTATTTTTATGTCACCTGACTTTTCTACTCCCGCTACAACAAGTCATACAAATGTTACAAATAGATTTACTTTAGATACAGGACAAAGAGATAACTTTTACGATATTAGTAGAATTAAATTAAAAACAGGAGCTATTACACCTACAGGAAGATTATTAGTTAACTTTGATTTTTTCTCTCACGGTTCAGGCGATTACTTTGATGTTGACTCATACACTGGTGCTGTTGACTACGAAGGTATACCTGAATATATTTCCGATACATCAGGTAAAACTTATAATTTAAGAGATTGTTTAGATTTTAGGCCTAGAGTTGCTGACGCTTCAACAATTTCAGGTTCAACATCACATAGATTTTATCAATCATCTCCTTCAGCTATAGCAACAGGAGCTTCTACGGTAGATATAGTTGAATTTAATTCAGATATAACAACTGATTTAGAATATTATTTATCTCGTGTAGATAAAATATTTTTAGACAAAGATGGTAATTTTAAAATTTTAAAAGGTTCTAGTTCTTTAAGTCCACAAATTCCTAAAGGCCTTGAAAATGCTATGCACCTTTACACTGTATTTTTAAATGCTTATACTTTAAATGAAAAAGATTTAAGAATACAAAAACAAGATAATAAACGATACACAATGAGAGATATTGGTCGTTTAGAAAAAAGAATTGAAAATGTAGAATATTATACACAACTATCTTTATTAGAAACGCAAGCGCAATCTTTACAAATACAAGACGCTGAAGGATTTGATAGATTTAAAAACGGATTTATTGTAGATAATTTTACAGGTCACGGTATAGGAGATGTGGGCAATTTAGATTATAAAGTTTCTATGGATATGGCAAGAGGGCAATTAAGACCTATGTTTAATTCTGAATCTGTGCAATTAATTGAAGCGGATGATGACGGTACACCAATTGTTGCGGCTGATAGAACGGCGGCTAACTATCAAAAAACTGGAGATTTAATTACATTACCATATACAGAAACAACAATAATCGACCAACCATATGCTAGTAGATTTGTAAATGTAAATCCTTTTAACATATTTACTTGGGCAGGTTCAATTACATTAGACCCACCAGGCGATGAATGGAAAGAAACTAATAGAGTTCCTGATTTATTGGTAAACGAACAAGGTTCGTTTGATACTATGGTTGCAAATTTAGGTAATCCAAATTTAGAAAGTGTAGAAATTGACACTGTATGGAACGAATGGCAAGATTTCTGGCAAGGAGCTCCAGTAGAAACAACTACTTCTGGTGGAGAATATATAGGTACAAATCAAGTTGCAGGACAAGGTAGAGGAGTTGGAGGTTGGACTGTACGTGCAAGAGATATTACTACAACATCAACACAGGATATTGGTCAAACAAGAACAGGTATAAGAACAGCAATTGTACCTCAGGTTGTTAGAACATCTTTAGGAGATAAAGTATTAAATGTTGCTTTTACACCTTTTATAAGATCACGCACAATAAATTTTACAGCAACAAGAATGAAACCTAATACAAGAGTTTATCCTTTCTTCGATAATATTAACATAACCCCTTATGTTTCTCCTGTTGGAGGTTCGGTTGGAGGAAGTTTAGTTACAGATTCTAGTGGTGCAGTTACAGGTACTTTTACCATTCCTGACCCAACTAATGACAATAATCCTAGATGGAGAACAGGTCAACGAGTGTTTAGATTAACAAGTCAACCTACTAATTCAACTAATGATGTTGAAACATCCGCTGAAGCTGATTACCTAGCAAAAGGTACTTTAGAAACAGTGCAAAATACTATTGTATCTACAAGAGAAGCTCAAACAGTAAGACAAACTACAACTGATACAAGAAGTATTACTAGAACATCTACAAGGTCATCACAAGAAGTTATCACTTGGATTGATCCTATTGCACAAACATTTTTAATTGATGATGAAGGAGGTGTTTTTGTAACTTCTATTGATACATTCTTTCAATCAAAAGACCAAAATATACCTGTTACTTTACAAATAAGAGAAGTTATTAACGGTTATCCATCTCGCACAATAGTTCCATTTGGTGAAGTTGTATTAAATCCAAGTTCAGTAAATATATCTACTGACGCTACAACAGCTACAAAATTTACATTTACATCTCCAGTTTATTTACAAGAAAAAACGGAATATTGTTTTTGTTTATTAAGTAATTGTGATAGTTACAATGCTTGGGTAGCAACTTTAGGCGAAACACAAGTAGGTTCAAATCGTACAATTTCGGCCAATCCTTACGCAGGAGTTTTCTTTAAATCGCAAAATGGTTCTACTTGGACGGCTGACCAAACAACTGACATAAAATTTAAAATTAATCGTGCTCAATTTAGTAATGTTACAGGCACAGTTACATTAGTAAATGATGATTTGGAAACTAAAACATTACCTAATAATTCATTGAGAACAACAAGTGGTTCAGGTGTAATAAGAGTATTCCATAAAAATCACGGAATGCACGGCACAAATAATAATGTTACAATCTCTGGCGTAGCCGCAGGCACATATAACGGTATAGTTCACACAGCAATAAACGGAACTTATACAAGTATTTCAAACGTAACACTTGACAGTTATGATATTACAACAAGTGGCACGGCAAATGCTACAGGAGATATTGGTGGTACAACTGTAACTGCCACGCAAAATAGATTGTTCGATTTATCTTGTTTAAATATATCAACTATGACGATTCCAGGAACAATAATAAATTACAATATGAGAACGACCTCTGGTAAATCAATACACGGAAACGAAACAGAATTTAGTTTAACTTCAGCGTTTAATGCTATAAATGTAAATATTGGTAATAATATATTATTTACATCACCACAAATAGTTGCAAGTTCTATTAATGAAACAAACGAAATGGCAGGTGGAAAATCTTTATTTGTAAATTTAACATTATCGACAACTAATACAAAACTTTCACCAGTATTAGATGTAAAGCGTATGAGTATGGTTGCTGTACAAAATAGATTAAATAATCCTACAGCAGGCAATACACCTAATTTTGTGGCCGATACAGCAGCTTCAGGTACTTCATCAGCGGCCGTTTATTGCACTAGACCGATTGTATTAGAAAATTCTTCTACTGCTTTAGATGTAAGATTAACACAAAATGTTAGATCGAGTTCATCAGTAAAAGTTTTTTATAAAATTACAAATGCAACAGAAGTAAGAAATATTAATGAATTATCTTGGATACCATTTAACACTGATGGTAATGAAGATGTAAGTGTAACTCCTGCTGAAAATGATAATACATTTAAAGAGTACAAATACTCAGTATCAAATTTAAACGAATTTACAGCATTTCAAATTAAAATAGTTATGAAAGGTAGTAATTCATCTTATCCTCCTATTATAAGAGATTTAAGAGGAATTGCTTTAGCAGCTTAATATGAAAATTAAAGTCGAAGGCCATAGTTCTTTAGCAAGAGATGTAAGATCAAATGCAATTGTAAACACAAATAAAACTGAATATCAATTATATATGAATAGAATTAAAAGTAGAGAACAACAAGGCGACCAAATAAGAAACACTATAAAAGAAATAAATATTTTAAAACAAGAGTTATTTGAGATCAAAAATTTGTTAAAAGAGGTAATTAAAAAATAAACAATGGCATTTACAATAATTAATACTAGCGATACACTTGAACAAATGCGAGTTAAGTTAAACAACTTAACTACAAATGATTTTGGTGACCCGTCTTTATTACCAGGAGCTGGATTATCGGCTACTTCTATTGTAGGAGCAGTTATTGAAATTGCAGGTGTTGCTTTTTCTGCTGCAGGTTGGACAATTAGAGATTCAAGTTCTACAATTCAAGTTATAGGTGCTGGACAAACTTTAGATGTTGTAGGTACATCAAATCAAATTAATGCTGTAGTAAGTTCACCTGACACTTTAACTTTAAGTCTTCCAAATACAGTAATTATTAATACACAAGCAGATATTAGTACAATATCAATATCTTCAGGACTAATTACAAGTTCAACAGGTGCTATAAGTTTTAGTAATGAAAATTTATTAACGACAGGTACATTAGGTGCAGGAGATACAACAGTTACATCTTTAAATTCTTCAGGTGCCATATCAGGAACAACAGGTACATTTACCGGTGCCATATCAGGAACAACAGGTACATTTACCGGTGCAGTATCAGGTACAACAGGCACTTTTTCTAGCACAATAGAAGGAACAAGTTTAAATTTAACTTCAGGTGGTATTGTTTTTGAAGGTTCTACAGCAGATGCTTTTGAAACAACATTAAACGTTGTTAATCCTACTTCTGATAGAACAATAACAATACCAAACGTTTCAGGTACTGTAGTTACAACTGGAGATACTGGCACAGTTACGAGTACAATGATAGCTGATGGCACGATAGTAAATGCTGATATAGCTGATGGTACGATTAGAGCTGCTAAATTAAATTTATCAGCTGATACGTTAACAGTAAATACTTTAAATGCTACAACAATTACAGGTTCAGGTTCTACGGCAACCACAGTTTCTTTAACTGCTGATAATACTACAGCAGCTTCTAATTTTATAACCTTTGCTTCAGGAGCAACAGGTTCTCAAGCTTTAAAAACAGACACAGATTTAACATATAATCCTAGTACAAATGTTTTATCAACAACAGCTGCACAAGCACAGTATGCCGATTTAGCCGAAATTTATAAAACAGATAAAAATTATAGTATAGGTACTGTTGTAATGATAGGTGGTTCACAAGAAGTAACAGAATGTTTTGTAGGTTATAGAGCATTAGGTGTTATATCTGAAAAACCTGCTTTTTTAATGAATGCTAAAGCAGAAGGCCAACCAATTGCATTAAAAGGCCGTGTTTTAGTCAAAGTAACTGGTGATATTAAAAAAGGCGATGAGTTAGTTGCAGGCAACGGTGGTTATGCAACAAAAGTAAGCGATGAATTTAATAAAGTTTTTGCTATAGCATTAGAAGATAATGAAAAAGGCCTAATTGAGGCAGTTATACTATAATTTTGCTGTAATAAATATTACAGTATGTTAATTGAAGCACTAAATGATGAATTAATATCTTATACAAGATACGAAAATAATCAAATAATTTATATAGATAAAGAAGGCAAAGACTATAAAGTTAAGAATGAAATAACTTATAGTAATTGGGTAAAAAATTATAAAAACATTCCTCATATAAAAGTTGAAGGATTAGAAGATAATAATTATCATTTACAATTATTTAAAGATTATGATTTGAATTTTAAAATGAAAAATGTGCATCTATTTTATAATCAACTAGGCGGATTTTCTTTTCCTGAACACACAGACGATATAAACGTTCTATTATGTGTTATAAAAGGTAGTAAAAAAGTTTTTGTAGAAAATTATCCCATAATAGTAAACGAAGGTCAATCAATATCAATACCTAAAGGTGCAAAACATAAAGTTGAAAGTTTGCCTTTCACGTGGGCATTAAGTATAGGATACAAATAATGAATTGGATGTTTTATATAAAGACAACAGAAACTTGCCAATTAAATTGCAAACATTGTTTTACAAACGGCATAAATGGTGCTAAAATTTATTTTAATCCTATACAAACCATTGATTTTATAAAAAAATTTAGACATCATTTTAATAGTGAAAAAGATTCTATACATTTTGAGTTTCACGGTGGCGAACCTTTTTTAGCTCCTGTATCACATATGAACAAAGTATATGATGAGTGTAAAGATTTGTGGAAAAATAGAACCTTCGGTATTACGTCAAATTTAGTATTTAAATTAAAACAAGAACATTACGATTTTATAAAAGGGCCATTAAATAATCGTATGGGCACAAGTTGGGATCCTAAAATAAGATTTGAAAATGATAAACAATATAATTTATGGGAAAAAAATGTAAAAGATTTACTATTAAAAGGTGTTACTATTAGATTGTTTATAAGTGTAACAAAAGACACTATCAATATAGAACCTATAACACTATTAAAGTGGATTAAAGAATTAGGTGTACAAGAAGTGTCTTTTGAAAGATTGACAGGTAACGGTAATGCAAAATTACATCCTGAAATATTTCCTGATAATATAGAACAAGATAAATGGTTTTTAAAAATGCACCATCAGTCAAAAGAATATGAATGTAGAAGTTGGTTTGATAATGATACTTTAGAGGTTATTTACAGTAAATTTGAAACAGGTTTTTTAAAGGGTGGCACTTTTTGTAGAGATTGTGAACAAAAAATATTCACGTTAAATGCTGACGGAACCATATCAGGATGCCCTAATTCAGCTCCTGAGTTTCAATTTGGACATATAACCGACGATATATTAACTGTTATAAATAGTCCCATTAGAATAGAAAACATCGCTTGTGAGCGTGCAAGAAACCCTATATGTTTTTCTTGTGAAGTTTTTGAGTTCTGTGGAGGTGATTGCCACCAACTTGCTTGGCAAGGAGATATATGTGGTGCACCTAAAAGTTTGATGAAAGAATTAAAATTGGGAATTAAATATGGTAACATTAACTAATCCAGTTACGCCGCAAAATATAGTTGATAGATTTGCAGATTTTGTATTAGCAGCTGCAAATGCAGGAATAGTATGGGGTACAAATAATCTACCTTTTCCAGAAATGCCAGGCGCTACATACGCAGGAACTATATCAGGAACAAGTATCACTGCAACAGGAACCACTATAGGCACAACGGGCAATACAATCACCGCTGCTACCATAAGATCAGTTTTAGAAACTGAAACTGCTTTATATACAAATATTAGACAACAAAGAGCAATATTAAACGTAACAGGTGGTGGAGGAAATACAGGTTCAAGGCCAACACCAGGAATTATTTTTGATCAAACAGCAGTTGCCCATTTAGATACCGCAAATAGAGCAGCCATTGGTGCCGTTGCAAATGCTAATGTAACCACAGGTCAGAATGTTGATGACACAAATTTAGAAACATATTTTACAAATTTAACAGCAGCTTATACTGCAATTAGAACCACAACAGTAACAACCCAAATAGATGTGTGTCACGCAAGTTGCCACAGTTCTTGCCACAGTTCGAGAGGAAGAAGATAATGAACATAATTGAAACAATAGCACCAATATCAATAGAAAATTTAAAAAAACATTTCACGGATAAAGAAGTTTTTTATTTAATTGACTATAAGAATAGCGAGTTAAAAGGTAAAAAATTATTAACTTATTTAAGTAATTTAGATTTACCTGCTGATATAAAAGAACCAGATTTAGAATTAGTTAAAGAATATTTACATAGTGTTACTTTGGTTAATATAGAGTCATTAGAAAATATTATTATTGATATATTATTAGAATATAAAAATATTTTAAAAACTGAGAATTACAAGAATTTTATAAATGAAAATACTGATATAATTTCTAAATGGTCTGATAAATTAGATAGCTTAAGTATATTTAATATGTACATTGTCAATTCTGACGAATTTAAAGATTATGCTAAAACATTTCCAGCAGATGACACAAATAGTTTAGAAGGTGTAAATTTTGTAAGTTTACTAAAACAAGAAAGGTTTTATCTTTTTTTTAATAAACTAAATAATAACATAAAATTTTATACACGATATTTTGATGATTATATGTTTAGAGGCAAAAACCTTTTTGAATTTTGGTCTACACCAAAAAATCCTATGTTTTTACTCACTTGGGGTATAACGCAAGGAAAAGGTAAAGAGTATATAGAAGCTAAAATAAAAGATAAGGAAATTATAAAAAATGTTGCATCTATTTAATAAAACATATTTAGAACTTGACGATAAGATAGAATTAAATTTTGACCGAGTTGTTATTTCAAATATAAACGGAGTGAACATATCGGATTTTTTAGATAAAGTTATACAAGGAAAATTAATAAAATATGGTAGAAATTTAGATGATTTAAATTTCACAAATTTAATAACCGAATTATCTTCTTATGGGCAAACTTCTAATAAAAAAATTATAATTTATTGCGACAAAACAAACTATATTAAGTTTTTAGTTAAATGGATTAAAACAATATTACCATCTATAAATTTAGAAAGTTTTAACCGTTTTGTTAATCTAACGGTTTACAAAGAAAAAATAACTCAAAATACTCGACTGCAATCTGTTGTACCATTAAAATTAGATACTTTAAAAGAAGGACTAGGAGATTTAACTGAAAGCTTTAATTCAGAAACGATAACAGACGAAAATAGAAATTCTATTAAAAATTTGAATTTAAATTATTCATATGAGTTTTTATTAGCTGATTATTTTAGTAATTCTACTAATTACACTAACTCATTAAAAAGTGTATTACATTTATTTTTAAGAAGATGGTTAAAAGAAGCTTTCACTGATAATAGAGAAATGATATTATTAAACTTATTAAATAAAAATTTTCAAACAACATTAGGATTTACAGAAAATGATTTAAATTTAAATTCTAATAATCCTATTTCAGGTGTTTCTTCTTTACAATATTATGCAGATGAAACAATATGGAAACAAAATGAAAAAACAGGCATATATGACGTTTGCAATATAGAAAATTTATCACAAGAAAAAATAAATGGATTAAGAAACTTATTAAAAAATATTTATTTAAATGTTGAAGAAATGGAAATTAATAGAACATTGTTTAGCGCTTTTGATTATTTAGAACTAGCTGCTAAAGATACTATTACTGAAACAGAAATGAATACGGTTTTAAATTTTGTAGTTCAAAATCCTTTTGATACTTGTTTAGTTTCAACATTTGATTTTCAAAATGTAAATTATGTTTTTTTACATCACATATTAAACTTAAAGAGAGATAATAATATAGAGGCGCTTACTAAGTTTAGATTATTATAATATTAAAATGCGTGAATTTTTGATTGATCCTAAAAGAGATCCTGAGCAAGAATACACCATACATTTATTTGAGTTTTGTAATTTAAGTTGTGCTTTCTGTTGGCAAAATCACCAAGATAAAATAGGCATAGACACAGTTTTAAACAAATTAGAACCTATTGAAAAACTTATAAGTAAAGAATTTAAAAATAAAATCACTTTAAACATAATGGGTGGTGAGGTATTTGCACCAAGCATTTACACAAAAGAAATAAACGAAGCTTATAAGCAGTTATCATTAGGTATATCCCAAATAGCAAAAAAGTATAATAAGTTATTTTCATTGAATTGGGTATCTAACTTAGTTACTGATAAAAAAGGTATTGACCAAATAGAAGAATTATTAAAATACTCTAAAGATAACGATATTCCTGCAAGACTTACAACATCATACGACCCAAGAGGCCGTTTCAATAAAATACAGTTTGAAATATTTAAAAGTAATGTAGATTATTTTGGTGATAGAGTTACTTGTTTCTCTTGTTTATTAACTAAGCCTAACATAGAACATTATTTAAATAACGGTGATGAATATTTTGATTATCTTTATAACAGTGGTAAATACATTTACTTTGATTACTATATGCCAGATGAACACGCCAAGTTTAATATGCCTAGTGATGAATTACTATTAAAATTTTTTAAACATTGTGTAGATAATTACCCTCACGTGCATCCTGTAAAAGATTGGATTTTTAATAAAAAAAACTATTCTTCTTGTAGAGTGAGTAAGTTGGTTTTAGCTGATGGTACTTTATGTATGTGTGGTAATTTAGTACAAGATAAAAAGTCTTTAAGTATGTACAAATCGCCTATTAAACGTATGGACAATAGTATTATTGAAAATAAGTTTTTAGAAAAATATAATTGTGTTTCTTGTGAGTTTTTAGATAGATGTACATTAGGTTGTTTTATGAATCACGATTACAGATATAGAGAGGAGTTAGATGAGTGTGTCTATAAACTTACGCACAGATATATCGAAGATGTACGACTACAAAGAAACTACATCGCCAGTTAAAATAGATATATCAAACGTTGATGTTGTAATGGACACTTTACCTATAAGTTATCCATATTGTCCTAGAATATGTGATAGACAAGCCCATTTTCTTATTTGGTGGGGAACAAAAGAAACTGATCCTGATATTTACGAAGATACTATAAAAAATAAAAATGAAGAACAGTGGGTTACCTGTGAAGAAAATTGGAAATTAGAAAAAGGTATTGTTATGTTACACATTTACGAAAAAGAAATTATAATAGGAGGTGTAAAAACTTCAGGTGTTTTGAGAAAACGACCTAGAACAAGTATTAGAAAACTTATAAGACAGATGTATTCTGATATAATTAAAACTTTTTCTCATTACAAAATTATAATACCTACAGGTTCTTATATGGAACAATTACATTTAGTAATGAATCAAATGAGAATACAAAAAGAACCTTACCATAGAGAGATAATGCAGCAATTTGGTTTTAAAAAACAAGATAAATATTATATACGTTATGCAAATTAAATTTATAGATACTATTGAAATTATTGATAATCTTATTGAAGATAAAAATTTAATCAATGACCTGAAAACGGAAAGTACCATTCCTTCTACCATAAAAGGACAAGACATTTTTAATTTAACAGCTCCTCAAAAAAGATTTTACGAAATAGCGAGTAAATTGGTTATAAATTACTGTTTTCAAAATAATATTAATTTTGATAATATGAGATTATCAAACTTTCAAAAAGGTAATTTACAAAAATATAATCAATCAAAAGTTTCAAATCATCTATATGAACCACATCACGATATGGTTGAAAGTTCTTTTATTACGGCTATATATTATATAGACAGTGATTATGATGATAAAAATTGGACAGGAGGAGAATTAACAATTTATAAAAATTTAACTTTTGCTGAATACCCAAATAATGCAATAAACATACTTTCTAAACAAAATAGATTAATTATATTTCCAGGTTTTTTAACACATAGAGTAAAACCTTATTTTGGCGAAAAGCCTAGAACATCCATAGTATTAGGATGGGCCGTAAAAGACGCTGAAGAAACATCTCCAATAATTATATGAAAGAAGATAATATAAAAAAGTTAATTGATTTTTCTTTGGAAATAACCAACGGATGCCAGTTTAATTGCACAGGTTGTAGTGTAGACAAATCAGGTAATAATTGGCCTACTGATAATGAGTTTAATAAAATAATGCTTTTAATTGATGATCTTAAAAAAAACGAATTTAGACCTATGAATTTACAAATAGGGCCTACAGATGTAATGACGAGTTCAAATGTTGATAAAATTTTGACTGATGAAAGAATTAAACAAATAACTAAAAAATTTTTTAAGACGGCAATAAATTGTGCCTTTTTAGATCCTTTTGACGAAAACTATGAAAAGTTTGGTAAAAAACTCAACTGGTTATTAGAAGGTGGTTTTGTTAAATTTATAATACCGTTTGAAGCTTATCATATAGATAATAAAGATTATGTAAACAGAATTAAAAAACGTATTAAAATAACTTTAGATAATATGCCAGACGTAACACATACTAAAACTTATTTAATAATGAATTATGAATCTACATCTATATATGACCGTACACAAAATAAAAATTTAACTGAAGAACTTATATTAAAAACACACGAATCGGATTTATTAAAAGGTTTTGATGTAGGGTTTAATCTAGCACATTCACGTTTAAACCTACAAAAACCAGAAAATGCAAAAGGATTTTATGACTCCGTAATGAGTCTTAAAAAATATTTTACGAGCGCTAAGTTAAAATATGGAGATAAGGTTGATGTATATGATTTAATGCCACACGAAGGAACAGATTGGGACATTTTTTATAAATCAGGCAAACTTTATATGACACCATTTTTCCTTGAAGGTGTGGCCAGTTTTGATGAAGAATTTGAAGTTAAAAAAAATTGGACCTTTGCAGGACTATATGAAACATATTTAGAAGGTTTTTTAAATCAAGTTGATTGGGCTCATAAAAATAAAGATTGTCAAGATTGTCAATTCGTGCATATGTGTGCTGAAAGAGGTATACACTCTTTAATGAAAATAATTAAAACAACTAATTGTATAAGTCCTATTAAATCACTCGAAGATAAAGTGATTTGGAGATAGTAATGGATCTTATCATCAAACCTACAGAAGCTTGTAATTTTAAATGTACTTTTTGTTCTAGTACTAAAATCGCTATGCACAAAAGTGATTTGTTAAATCACAATTATATTTTTCGTTTTTTAAAAAGATTTCCTCATACAAAAACAATTATAGTTAATGGTGGCGATCCATTAATGGTAGAACCAGATTATTATTGGCAGATTATTAATTGGTTAGATGAACACAATTATGATACATCAATATCACTTACTACCAACCTATGGCCGTTTTATAAGAAACCTAAGAAATGGGCAAGTCTATTTAATAACGATAGAATAGGAGTTAATACATCTTTTCAATATGGCGGTGGCCGTTTAAAAGGCGATTACTCAGAATTTACAGAAGAAGATTTTTGGAAATGTTCAGATACTATGTTAGAATATTGTGGTTATCGGCCTGATTTTATTGCAGTCATTGTTCCTGAAAATGAACATCTAGCACTAAAAAATGTAGAGTTAGCTTATAAAATGTCTGACGGTAGAATACCTTATGGTACAACACACAACTTATTAAAGACAGGTAAGATAGGTGTAGAGTGTAAATTAAACTATGCTATGTCAAGTGGCGCACAAGATAAACCTTATTTGTTAAGTAAGATATATCAAAAGTATGTAGAGATATGGGAACAAAATTTATATCATTGGGAATTTAATACCAAACAAATGATGAAAAGAGTAAGAGGTGAACACACTCTTTGTCCTCAAAATAGAAAGTGTGATGAAGGCATACGTGCATTAAATCCTAGTGGAGATTATTATTCTTGTGGTGCTTTTGGTGACGATAAAGATAAGTCAATTGATTTTGATAGAGAAATGAATGGTGAATTTTTTAAACCATTACAATCAGATATGAATTTATATAGTATGAAAAGAGCTTGTTTCGAATGTCCTATGTTTAGTATATGTAACGGTTGCAGAAAAACGATTAAAGATTTTAAAAAACATAATGTTGTAGAAGAACATTGTAAAATTATGAAAAGTATTGCACCAAAAGTATTGATGGCAAATGGTCTAAATAATATTGAGTTAACGCCTTATATTGATGAAAGTGTAAATGTTGGATAATTTTTTAACACAAGGTTATGTTATAGAAAATGACAAAGACGTTTTTAAATTTATAAATTTAGATAACATTAAATGGATAGAAGATAAAAATTTAGGTTTACAAATTTGTAAAAAAGAAAAATTAATTAAAAATCAATTATTGGACACACAAAAATATTTAGGTGAAAAATATGTAAAACTAATTGACAAAAATTATAAATTATCTAAAAAAATAGATTTAGTAAACGGCATAGATAGAGATACAATGTTTTGGCATAACGATTTAATTGAAGGACCTAACCTTTGTATATTACTGTATTTTGACACTATGAATAATAATATTGGCGGAGATATAAGTTTTAGAGAAGCCTTGACAAAAAATAAACTCGTAAAACACTATCCAACACAATATGATATATTAATAATGAATCAAAGTAAAAAATATCAACATATTGTATCTCCATTAAAAGTTAATTTACCCAGACGTGTTGCAAGTTTTAATTACTTTGTAGATGAAAGGTTAACAAAATGATCGAAGGTTTTAATAATTTATGGCCTACTATTATATTTAAAGACATTATAAGCGATAAATTATTATTAAATGATGTAACAAATTATACATTATTAAAATATGGTCAAGATAATAAGGTGTCAGCAGATATTAAAGATGAAAATTTATTTGATGATAATTATTTTGACAATTTTAAAAATAATACAGTTATACCATCTTTTCAAAAATATTTACAAAAAACGATAGGTGTAAATTTAAAAGACAAAAAATATAAATTAAGAGCGTGGTTGACAGGATATGGAGTTTCTTATTCTATGCCTAAACATAATCATTCAGGTTCACATCTAAGTGCTGTATTTTATTTACTATCTGAAGATAAACATTTAGGAGGATCTTTAGTAATAAATGACCCTCGTTTTAACGCTAATAGAGGTTATACTCCTGAATTTAATCCTTGGTTTGAAAAAAAAATTTTTATTCCAAAAACAGGCGATATTTTAATATTTCCTAGTTTTGCTTATCATAGTGTTGATACATATTATGGAAAATTAAGGTTAGCTATGCCTGTTGATTTAATATTTTATAATGAAGAATAATAAAATATGATTATAAAATCAAAAAAATTATTAAACGGAGTTTATAGTTTATATTTTAAAAATTATAACTTGAACAATTTAAAAAATACAAATAAAAATATTTTGAAATTATATTTATTAGAAATAATAAGTAATTTAAACTTAAAATTGATTGATTTTGATGTGTGGAACGATAATTTAATGAAACAAGATAATAAAGTTATATTTAATTGGCACAATGATATGTCTAATAAAATAGATACTTTACTACTCATATATTTTACGGATAAAGTTTTAAACGAAAAAACAGGTGGACGAATTGGATTTAAATATAATAATATAGAAAAAATGTATAATATAAAATCTCATAGATGTTTTTTATCTAAACAAGATGAAAGACATTTACATAAAGTTGAAAGCGCAAAATTAAATTTTAAAAACAGAATTTGTGTCAGCGTTAGTTTATCTGGCTGGAAAGATTTACAACTAAATGAATAAAATAACTGTTTCTATAAATCCTAGTTACTTTTGCAATTTTAGATGTAATTTTTGTTATTTAACTTCTAAACAATTAGGAGATCAAAAACAAATACCTTTACCTATATTAGATAAAAAATTAAAAGAAATCAGTAAAGTAAGAATTATAGAATGGGTTGATTTATATGGTGGAGAAATAGGCGCTTTAAAAAAAGATTACTTTTACGGTCTTAAAGATACTATTCGAAAATATTATAAACATAAAATAAATATCATAACAAACTATTCTATGTTACACGAAGGATTTTTTAGAGATGATTATTATTTAAGTGTAAGTTATGATTTTGAAGCCAGAGAAAAATCTGACTTGGTGTATAACAATATGTTTCAAAGTACTGTGCCCATAGCAGTTTTAATATTAGCAAGTGAAAAGGTATTAAGTATGAATGTAGATGAAATGATACATAAATTAAATTTGTGTTCAAGTATTGAGAGTGTGGAAATAAAACCATATTCTATAAATCAGGCAAACAATCAACCTGTAACACATAAAGATTTTGAGTTGTTTGTACAAAAGTGGATTGAAAGTGATGTAAAGAAAAAATTTGATTTTATAAATGAGGGTAAAATAATTAATAGTTTAAATAAAAAATATAACGCATTTTCAAATAATCACGTTTACATAACACCTAATGGAAACTTTGGCGTATTAGAGTTTGATGAAAATGATAAAGAATATTTTTTAGAGTTAAAATCTTTTAAAGATTATTTAAAATGGGCAGATAATGAACCATTAAAAAATATATCTGACATTTGTAAGAGTTGTAAATACTATGGACATTGTTTAACGGAACATTATCGTTACGTAAAAGATTTAAATAACAGTTGTAATGGATATAAAGGACTATTAGATTACTATGATAAAAGAATGGAAAATCAGGCAAGCGTTATATCATAAGTTGAATAACGACCATACTGATGATTTAAAAAAGATTAAAATAGAATTTTCTAAAGATATAATAGAAAATGCCATTCGATATTTTTATAATAAAAATATGGGATTTATATATCCTTCTAAAAGTTATGTAGTAGCTATATGTTATGCACACTGGTTATCAAAAGATTTTAAAGAAGATTTTATAGAATTATTAAATGATAAAGATTTACTTTATGGAAATGATCCATATTTTAAAACATATGATGAAGATACATATACATATGATGAAATATTAAAAAAAATTACACCTTTTAATGAAAATAAAGGTATAATACCAGATATAAGAAATTATTATAATGTTGAATTTTTTATATAAATATAACATAAAAAAGGAGTGAATATGGCGATTACAATAAATGGTAACGAATATGATGAAACGAAGTTCAGTGATAAATTGAAGAATTACATCATAGCAAGACAAGAAATACAAAACAATAAGACAAGATTACTTATTGAAATTGAGAAAATAGACGTATTAACTGAATACTATAATAACAGGATAGTAGAAGAATTAGGTATAGACGTTAAGGAAACTAAAGAAAAAAAATAAATGGCAGCTGTAGCAAACCTATCAATAGACCAAGGCGCAACATTTACATCAGATATAACAGTTAAGGATATTAATGGTAACGTATTTGATCTAACTGGTTATACGGCCGTTGCAAAATTGGCGAAAGGTTATTCATCTACAAGAACAAGAACAGCGATGACCACTGCTTTTGCTACAGATAGAACCACTGGAGTTTTAACGATTTCCTTAACGGCCGACCAAACGGCCGCATTAGATCCTGAAAGATATGTCTATGACGTTGAAATAATCTCTAGTACTAACACGGTAACAAGAGTATTAGAAGGCATAATAACTGTGAGACCTGAAGTAAGTACCTCTTAATTATTCTATATTATAGATTAGATTTAATATAAATATAAAGAAAAAAGAGAGATTTGAATGGCTAACATAACTGCTAGAATCAGTTCACCTACATCTGCTGGACCACAAAAAGTATCAGTAACGATACCATCTGGTGCCACATTACAAAACAGTTCATTACAATTAAAATTATTAGGCGATGTAGATACAACAACTGAAGGCCTTGCTGATGGTTCTCTTTTACAATATAGAGCAAGTGATCAAAAGTTTGTTACAAGAACAAACATCATTACAACGACAGGAAATTTAACACTGAACGGTGGAGAATACTAATAGATGGCAACTATAATTAAAATTAAAACGTCAAGTGGTTTAGGTAAACCCGCTACAGCCAAAATCGGAGAGCTTTCGTATTCATACGCTGCAGGTGCCTATAACACATTAGGAGATAAACTCTTTATCGGTGTTGGCCCTATTGACGGTAACGGCGATGCGACAACGCAAGAAGTCATTGGCGGTAAGTATTTTACAAATTTATTAGACCATCAACCAGGTGTTTTAACTGCTTCATCAGGACTTATTTCAGATGCTAACAAAGCAATTGATGAAATAATTATAGGAAATAGCACAACAACTGGTGGCGGAATAAAATTTAATGAAGGAACAAATAACGGTACTTCATTCGTATCGATTAAATCACCAGATAGTTTAGCTGCTTCATATACATTAACTTTACCTACAGCAACAGGTACAGCAGGCCAGTTTTTAAAGACAGACGGTTCAGGTAATTTAGCTTTTGAAACCGTATTTTCAAATTTTACAATTACTGGCGATACAGGCACAGATACATTTAATACAAACGAAACTTTAGATTTTCAAGGTAACACACAAGTTGTAACTGCTGTTACAAATAATCAAGTATCTTTTTCTATCGGCGCTGGTTCGATTGGTACAACACAACTAACAGACGCAAATGTTACAAATGCAAAATTAGCAAATGCTAGTACAACATTAGGAAGTTCTACACTTACTTTAGGTTCAACAACAACTGATATTGCAGGAATTACTTCTCTAGTTGTAGATGACATTACAATTAATGGCCAATCGATTACAACAACTGCTTCAAATAAAGATATAAATTTAACACCACACGGAACAGGTACAGTTGTAGTTCCAGCAGGTTATGAAGGTCGTGCAGGATTTACAGCACAATCTTTAGTTAACAAATCTTATGTTGATGCAATTGCAGAAGGCCTACACGTTCACGCTTCAGTTAAAGCTGCAACAACAGATACATTAGCAACTTTATCTGGTGGTTCAGTAACTTATAATAATGGTACTTCAGGCGTAGGTGCTACATTAACTCTTTCTTCAGCTCTATCTACACTTGATGGTTACACACTTGTAAATGGAGATAGAGTATTAATAAAAAATCAAGCAAACACAGCACATAATGGTATCTATATTAGAACGTCATCTACAGTTTTTACAAGAGCTTCAGATTTTGATACAACTACTGAAATAGCTTCAGGAGACTTTTTATTTGTATCAGAAGGAACTTTAAATGGTAGTAATGGTTATGTACAAACAGAAGTAACAACTTCTATAGGTACAAGTCCAATTGTATTTGAACAATTTTCAGGTGCAGGACAAATTGTAGCAGGAGAAGCATTATCAAAAACAGGCAATCAATTAGACGTAAACGTAGATAATTCTTCTATTGAAGTAAATGCTGATAATTTAAGAGTAAAAGCATTAGGTGTTACAAATGCTATGTTAGCAGGTTCTATTACAAGAAATAAACTTGCAAATCCTTTTATAAGATTATCAGACGAATCTTCAACATTAGGTCAAGTTTTCTTAGAAGATACTTTAGAATTTTTAGCAGGCGAAGGAGTAAATACATCTATATCACAAAACAGAATTACAATATCAGGAGAATTAGCAACAGATACAAATATAGGTGTGGCTAATTTCCCTACAGCAAACTTTACAGTTACAAGTGGTTCAGTAGCTGTAACAACAATAGACGGAGGAACATACTAATGGCATTTTTAGCTTGGCATATTTTAGCAATACTTTCAGTAATGGCCGGTTCATTTATAATCGGATACAGTATTGGTAAAAAAGACGAAAAACTTAACTACAGATTTGCAGATAAATTAAAAAATATTTTTAAAAAATAATTAAATTATGACAACTGTAATTAAACCAAAACGCTCGGTCGTTCCGGCATCTATTCCTACAGCAGGTCAACTAGAGGTTGGAGAAATAGCCATCAATATACCTGATGGTAAATTTTACACTAAAGATTCTAGTAACGTTGTTAAAGAAATTGGAGGTGCTGGTGCTACAACACTTCAAGCTGTTACTAATTCTGGAGCTGTTACAACAAATAATATTACACTTAACGGTGCAAATTTAATATTTGAAGGTTTAATTGAAAACGCTTTCGAAACAACTTTAACAGTTGCAGAACCTACTTCTGATAGAACAATAACATTACCTAATATAACAGGAACAGTTATAACTACCGGCGATACAGGTACAGTTACAAGTACAATGATTGCTGATGGTACAATTGTAAACGGCGATATTGCCGATACTACAATTAGAGCTGCAAAATTAAATTTAGGTAGTGATACTGTAACAGTAGGTTCATTAAGTTCAAGTGGTGATGTATCAGGAACAACAGGAACTTTTTCTAATTTAAATTTGACTCAAAATGGAGTTTTGGTGTTTGAGGGTTCGACTAATGATGCTTTTGAAACTACGGTTACGGTAACTAATCCTACAGCTGATAGAACAATAACATTACCTAATTCAAGTGGTGTGTTAGCAACAGAAGGAGATTCTTTAGCTTACGCTATAGTATTCGGTTCATAATATGGCTAGTACATTTAAAAATGCAGGTTTAGTAGTAGGCACAACAGACAATTCATCTGCTGATTTATACACTGCTCCTGGTGCAGGAACGGCAGTTATACACGCTCTTTATGTATCAAATAAGAACGCAAATAATACAGCAGAAGTAGATATTAAAGTTACAATAGACGGTGGAACAACATTTATTTTTTTAGGAAAATCAATTGAAATTCAGCCAGAAAATACTTTAATATTTGATAAACCTATTAATTTAGAAGCAAACGATAAAATTAGGGTAGTAGCAGCTGCAAATTTAGATTCTACAGCACCTGATGTTGAAGCGTTTGCAAGTATATTAGAGGTAACTTAATAAAAAAATTAATACAATATAATTAAAAAGATTATGTTGTATAAATATAGAGATAAAACTAAGGATTTATAAAAAATGTCATATTTGGCGTCAAGTAATATAACAAACTCTTTTGAAGAATTAGATCGCTTAAAGAAACTTACTTTTCACGGTTTAAGAAAAGATAGTACAGGTTTATTATATTATAATAAAACGTCTGTAAATTCTGACGACATAGTTGAAGTTACAACAGGTGAAGGTTTATCCTATGGAGGTTTAGCAGATTTGGAAAACAATAAAGATAATAGTAATGCTTCTATAAATTTAAGTCAAAAGGGCGTAACTGAGGGAGTTGCCTCACATTTAAATGATAGAGGAAAAAGAAATTACGATCAAATACAATTTCAAACAAATCCTTTAACTTATTTTATGAATGAAACTGGATTTTTAGTAGCAAGATATTTTAAAAATTTTACCTTTAGTGAAACAACTAACGGTGTAACGAGAAACTGGAGAGCATAACAAATGGCAGATTTCGTATTAGGTAGACTAAAATTTAATTGGAGAGGTAACTGGGCCACTTCAACTTCATATATTAAAGATGATATTATAAAATACGGTGCAAACACTTACACGTGTTTAGTAAATCATACTTCACAAGCATCTGCTGCAAATTTCTATACAGATTTATCTTCTGCTTACTGGTCATTACATAGTGAAGGCTTAGCTTTTGCTGGTGATTGGACTGCGGCAACTTTTTACAAATTAAATGATTTAGTTAAATACGGTGCATATCAATATAGATGTATTTTACAACACACATCTGCTTCAGATTTTGCGATTGGTTCAAATTGGGTAATTTATTCAGAAGGTTTACAATTTGAAGATACTTATAATCCAGCAACAACTTACCAAGATGGTGATGTAGTAAATTACGGTGGTTATACATATGTTTATGTAAATGCTACTCCAGCTGCTGGTCAAACACCTACTGATAACGCATATTGGGATATTTTAACAACAGGTTTTAAAATGCAGGGTGCTTATTCAGCAGGCACGGCATATAAAACAGGAGATGTAGTAAAATACGGAGGAAATACTTACGTATTTGATGTTAACACAACTGCAGGACAATTACCAACAAACGCATCATACGCTGATTTATTAGTAGAAGGAATTTCTTTACAAGGAGTTTGGTCGTCAGCTACGAATTATAAAATAGGTGAAGTTGTAGTTTATCAAAATAGTTCTTACAGAGCAATTAGAGATAACGTAAATGCTACACCATCTTCAAGTGCAGCTGATTGGGCATTGTACAATCAAGGAGATCCAGCAGGTGTTTTAACAACTCGAGGAGACCTTATTACAAGAAGCGATGTCGGTGTTGTTAGACTTCCCATTGGTAGATCAGGTAGTGTATTAATATCAAACGGTACAGATGTTTTATGGAATGAAATTTCAAATTCAACAAATATAATTCACGTAGCACAATCAGGAAATGATACGACAGGAGATGGTTCAGAATTTTTACCATACAGAACCATTAAAAAAGCATCTCAACAAACAAACAAAAATGGTATTAGTTCTATAAATACATTATCTGGCGGTACTGGCGGTACTCCAGGAGTTTATAGAGGCGTTTCTGGTACTGGCGGTTCAGGCACAGGCGCTACTTTTGAAGTTGTAAAAGATGGTTCAAGCACAGCTAGTGTTACAATTATGAATCAAGGTTCTGGTTTTGCTGCAGGTAATACTATCACAATATCATCAGGTGTTTTAGGTGGTGGAACAAATTTAACTTTTAATGTTACTGCCGTAACTGCAGGAGATTTAATACGAGTAAGAAATGGTACTTATTTTGAAAGTCTTCCGATACAATTAACAGCAGGAACAGCTTTAGAAGGTGATTCTTTAAGAACAACTATAGTAAGGCCAGCTACAGGAAGTTCAACACAAATTGCCACAGTAAATAATGTGGGAGCAAACAACGCATCAAGAACACCAGGAACTTACTTAAATTGTATCAGCACTTCAAGTGGTTCAGGAACAGGAGCTAAATTTACAGTTGTTGTTGACGGTTCAAGTGCAATTTCAGTAACTTGTACACACGGTGGTGTTGATTATCAAGTAGGAGATACTATTACAATTGCAGATTCTCAATTAGGTTCAGGTGGTGCACCTGCGTTGACTATGACTGTTGCTACAAGAAAGTTAAATCTTGAAGCAGAAATGTTTTTATTAAATGACTCAGTAAATGTAAGACAATTTACTTTTACAGGATTGATAAGTGGTAGAGTATTTGCATTAGATCCATCTGGTTCTATTGCAACCGCTTCACCATATATACAAAACTGTACTTCAATTAATACTCAAACTACAGGTATGTACATTGATGGATTATCACAAGTGAGTGGTAATAAATCAATGTTAGCAAACGACTTTACACAAATTAATAGTGATGGTATCGGTGTACACGTATTAAGAGGCGGCCGTTGCGAATTGGTTTCTGTTTTCACGTATTATTGCGATAAAGGTTTCTTTGCAGAATCAGGAGGTTTCGTAAGAGGTCTAAACTGTTCAATGGCATACGGAGAGGAGGGTGCTGTCGCTGACGGAACTCTAGCTTCTGAAACACCAGTTACGGTGCAAGCAAGAGGATTACAATTATATTTCTCAGGAAATATTAGTGGTGGACTTACACCTGAAAATGGAGATACTTTATTAGGTGGCACTTCAGGAGCTACTGCTACTGTAAGAAATTTTCAAGGAAGTCCTAAAATTCTCTATATTGAAAACGTTACTGGAACTTTTGACCAAGCTGAAACTGTAACAGGAACAAAAGCAAATTCAACTACTTACACATTTACAGTAGGAAGTATAGAAGGAACTGCTAGTGTTGCTCAAATAGGTCAAAAAGGTTCTTTATTCTTATTAGATAGTTCTGATGGAACGTTATCTACAACAAGTGTTGTAAAAGTAGGAAGTAACATTCAATTTGCAGGAGATTCTACTGTATATGCTGTAACTGCTGTAACAGACGAAGTAACGGCAAATCAACAAGTTACTGTAAGAATAAATCCAGGAAAAACAACTTCTGTAGCTGACAATGCAACTGTTACAATTACAAATAGTTATTCAAATGTTCGATTAACAGGACACGATTTCTTAGATATAGGAACAGGTGATATTATAACAACTAATTATCCAGGCGTACCTACTCAACCGGCCGATCAAGCTTCAGAAATTGTAGCTACAAACGGAGGTAGAGTATATTTCACATCTACTGACCAAAGAGGAGATTTTAGAGTTGGTGATTTATTCAGAATTGAACAGGCAACTGGTGTTGCAACATTAAATGCTGATGCTTTCGATCTTTCAGGTTTAACACAATTACAGTTAGGTTCAATAGGTGCACAAATTGGTGCTACAATTAATGAGTTTTCTACTGATGGAACTTTATTAGGAAATTCAGATATTGCAGTTCCCACAGAACAGGCAGTAAAAACATATGTTGATACAAATTCGTTTTCAACAGGAAAAGCTATTGCTATGTCAATAGTTTTTGGTTAATAAATATAATAAAGGTAAATAAAAAATGGCAAATCCAAATATAGTAAGTGTCGCAACGATAAGAGGTAAAACTGATAGTGGTAATCTTAGTGCAACATATACAACAGCATTAGTTACAAACAGTGCTGGTTCAAGTACTATTTACAAAATTAATAGTATTGTGGTTACAAACGTTGCTGGTACTGATACTACTTTTAGAATTTCTTTTTACGATGGTACAACTGATAGATTTTTAGCTTATAACGTAACTTGCCCAGCAAATACGGTAGTTATTGTTACAGATAAAAACTCATCTTTATACCTTGAAGAAGGCGATTCAATAAGAGGTGGCGCAGCTACAACAAGTAGATTAGACTACGTTATTTCTTACGAAACAATAGCTTAATAAAAAGGTTTAAAATGTCAGGCGGACCAATAATCGGTAGAAAGCAAGGCAGGAGACTCAATAATTCGGAGATCGGTACACAAGAATCGACACACGATGCCGGAGGAACTGCTTCAAAAAGAGCTGAAACTTACGACAATACGTATGCTCGTAATTTTGGTATTCGCCACATAAACCAAGTTACTGCTGGAGTTTTTAATTCAACTTATAGAGATTTAGCTGCAGGAACAACTGGCACAGGAACTCAAGCTCACAACGTTTTTGCAAACACAGTAAATCCAAATACAGAAGTACACGGTGGTGCTGCAACGTCTGAAGGATTTAGTACAGGCGCAAATTATTTAAGAATGTATGGTAATAGTAGATTTAATCAAGGTAAATATCCTTACTATACTCCATTTTTTTCAGGTAATGATCTTTCTACTCAATTAAGAAGTAATCCTTTCCAAGATGGATATGGTGGTGCAAACGCACAAGGTTTTAGAGATTCAACTTCACGTGCTGCTCAATGGAAATTTAGACAGATTATAAACGTTGCTTATACTGGTGGCGGTTACAAAGATGGTTCACCTTGGAGACAAGTACACAGAACAAACGCCGCTACTCATCAAACTACAAATTTAGGTATTCAAATGGATCATCCTGGTTCATATATTTCAGGTGCTTGTAGTGATACTACTTTCTTTATGTGGTCTACACCAACAGATAATAGTCATTTTACACCTAGCGTAAGAACATCAGCATTTCATATGTACACTGAAACAGGAAAAAGTCATTTAGACCAATACAATTCTTACAGCGATAGAAACGATTCAGGAACATCTTTTAAAGAAACCTATCTATCATTTCACGCAGGTGGAGATAGAACAGGTTTAGAAATATTTAACTTAACTACAGAAGCTAGACAAGTAAACCAAGGAGATGACGTTCGAGGTGGCGGTTCTACAAACTCAGCATTTTCAGATAGAGATTATGGTTACCATTGGGGTGATACTGCCGGACAGAAAGTTAATTTTCAAACTTATGCAGTTTCTGGTTCATCTCGTTGGTCGGCTCACGGGCAACAAAAAGGTATGCCAACAAAAATAAGATTAGGTTATTGTGGTAACGAAGGTTCTTACAATGGTGGATATAATTTAAGAACTTGGAATTTAGTAACAGATTCAAGTGTTGACACTTTTTCAAAATATCGTGCAGACTGTGGTGAAGAAAACTTTACAATGGGACAAGATTGGGGCTATATGATAGGTAATTATGACGGTGCTCAAAATAACGGTACTTGGTTACAATACTATCATACAAACAGTAGAACGGACGTTGGTGGATTACAACCTACAGCGAATGCTGGTCAATCTTCAGGACATTGTGGTTGGAGAACATAAAAAAGTTTAGTATAAATAATAATAAATTATGGAGAATAAAATGAAAAATAGTGAAAGAGTAAACTTTAATGACGATAAAGAATTAATTGAATTTGCAAATGGTAATGTTGATAGCTCTGTAGCTGAATTTAAACTAAAACACTTTGTCGGCCATTCACAAGTTACACCTTACCACCGATTAAAACAAATGTTTTTAGAATTAAGAGTTAGACAAGATTCTTATTTACATATACAATGGGAAATTGAAAGAAAAAATTTAGAACAATTAGTTGAAGAAGAAAAGCTTAGAAATTCTAAAAACGAAATTGAAAAAAAATACATAGAAATAGACTTATTAAACATTAAAAAAGATTTAAAAAGGCACGAAGATGCTCTTGTAAGTGCTAATAAAGAAAAAAATAGAATACTAAAAATAATTAAAGAAATGTTGAATAGTCCTACTGCCGTTTTGCCTGATGGCACAAAGTTAATTGATGTTTTTGGTAACGAAGAATTAGAGGAAAAGTTAGAAAAACAACACTGGATTACTAAATTAGCTAAACAAGCAAGTATGGAAATGTTAGCCTATGGTAAAATAGGTACTGGAAATATGGACGCTATAGCTATGATGGCGCCAGAAGATATAGCTGAATGTTTATCTTTAACAAGTGATTACACTGTAAGAGTAGGCACAGGTATGGGATTATTAACTGAAAAAGCTATAAATGATTTAAAATTAGGTTATATAAATCCAGTAAATAAACAAAGAATGGAAAATATGGGTATTAGTAATGAATTTATATCTGAAAATTTATTAGAAAGTGATATAAGTAAGAATAATACTCTTATAAATAGTAAGTATAACGATATTAAGGATAACACAAATGGCTAAACTATTCGTATTATTAAAAATTAAAGATGCTTCAGGCATTGGTTGGTTACAAAGCTATACAAGTTACGGTGCGTATACTGTATCTTATATATTAGATGAATACCAAGATGCAAGATTAGATTTACAAAAATTAAATGCAGATGTTTTAACACACGCACAAGCCAAGTCTGGTATTTTCGCTGACGCATATAGAGGATATATTAATTTAAAATTAGGTACAAGTATTGTTGAAGATTTTCCTGAAGTGGTTGTAACTGAAGATGCTCCTAAAGTTAGATACGATATGATTGCGGATGATTTTGCAGCTGGTGTTAATTTTAATAAAATAGTTTTTAAAAAATATATTAGAGATAGATTTAATGATAAAGTAAAAGAATTAGGAAAAAATTATTCAGTATTAGAACAACTATCGTTAGAACAACAAAAAGAAGAAGCAGCAAAATATACTGCTAATAATTCTGCTAGCGTTCCTATGTTAACAACATTAGCAACTGCTAGAGGTATAACTGTTGCTCAACTTGTAGAAAAAATTAATTCTAAAGTTACAAGTTTCAATAGTTCAGTAGCTACTTTATTAGGCCAACAAAAAGCTTTAGAAGATGAAGTAGATGCTTTAACCGATATGGCTTCTTGTCATAGATGGCGACACACAAAATTAGGTATAGGTGCTTCTGCACAACAAATAGCAGCTGAACCTGAATTGGGACCACCTGCTTTAAAAATACAGTTTTAGTCAGTTTCTTTTTTAGAAATTGAATTTATATTATGTTTAGTGTACCTTTAAATCCTAAATTAACACCAGATCAATTTGATTATTTTTTAAATTTTCTTAAAAAATATAAACATTTAATTTATGATGTTTATTTTACCAGCCGAATACCGCCCTTTACACAAGACGCTATGGGTGATGTTTTTAACGAAACTCAATTTAATTTACTAAACGAGAACGCATTTATTATACCAAAGGTAACAGGCATTCCTTTATCTGCTACTTTTAATAATATTGAAGTGCCTCCTACGAGTGAAAATCTAACCATCTTTATAGAAAACTTTAAAAGGTTGTATGATAAAGGTGTACGTATAGTTACAATACCTCATACATTATGGATGCTTACAGGCCGTTTTCAAAAAGAATATCCTGACGTTCTAATCAAAAATACAATATTAAGAAACACACAAAGAGCTAATGAAGTTATAAAACAAGTAGAAGCTGGTTTTCATTATATTAACTTTGATAGAGATTTGATGAGAGATGAAGATACCTTGAAAAGGATGCAAGACGTTAAAAAGTATTGTAAAGAAAAATTAGGTGTAAATGTAAAATATAGTTTACTTGCAAATGAAGGATGTTGGGGAAATTGTCCTGTACAAGATGAACATTTTTTATATAACAATACAAGAAGTAAAGGTAATCAACCAACTTATTTTCAAACAGATATAAGTTATTTCTCTTGCCCTAAATGGGAAGAACAAGACCCAGCATATCATTGGCGTATAGCAAACTTTCCGCCTTTCAAAGATGAATGGGATAGATTATTAACTTACATTGATGTTATAAAAATGCACGGCCGTGAAAGTGTTTCACGACTATTTGAAACTTTAAAAATCATTGAAAAGTTTGCCAATAATGAACAAATACTATACACAGATTTTGAAATCTTTATAAAAGATAATAAGTTTGCACAAAAAAGAATTGATGTGTGGAAAACAACTATAAGAAATTGTAAATTTGATTGTTGGGATTGTAACGTTTGCGATAAAATAGTTGAAAAGAATAATAGTGTAAATCTAATAGATACTGTTAAGACAGCACTAACAAAGTCTAAAAATAATGAATCAAAGATAAGTGAAAAAACTAAAAACTTACCAGGTCTCACTTCTGAAAAAGTAAAACACTTTATTAACAATTTGTGCGAATTACCTGATTGTAAATACTTAGAAGCTGGTGTTTTTCAAGGTTCTATATTTGCAGCTGCTGTAGAAAGAAACGATTTAGTGGCCACCGCTATTGACAATTTCTCAGAAAGTAGTATAATACCAATGGATAATAATGTAAATATTAATAGTGAAAAAGGAAATAATAAAGAAATATTTTTAAGAAATATTAAAGATTTAGTTTTAAATAAACAAGTAAATATAATAGATAGTAATGTTTTTGAAGCCGATTTAAATAAAATTTCATTAAAAAGTAATGTTATTTTTATGGATATAGAACATACATATGAAAGCCATTATAATTTTTTAAATAAATTTTACGAAAAAATAGATAATACTTTTGTATATGTTGTTGATGACTGGAACTGGTTACAGGTAAGAGAAGCTACTTTTAAATCAATAGAAGATTTAAAATTAAAAACATTATTTAAAGAAGAAATATTTACTAAAGGCGAAGATAAAAATGATTATTGGAATGGATTAGGCATTTTTGTTTTAAATAAAATATGAAAACAATAGAATTTTTTAGTAAAATACCTGGCGTTGCAGAAGCATTTCCTATTATTGAAGCCAAAAACTTTAAACCTGAATGGACAAAAGCAGCTATACAAGATTTAATTAATAAAAAAAACAAAGTTATTAATAACAATACAGGTCGTTTTACACACTTAGCTTATTGTCCTGGAATATTTGATTTATTTAAAACAGGTTATATTGTGCCAATGTGGTATGATGTTTATATTAAAACTGAAAAAAATAAACCAGGATTTTCTTGGACGGTGGCAGATAAGAGTTTTAGTAATTTAAGTGATATAAGGTTTATAGATACACATAATGAAGAAATGACCAATTTTATACCAAAAAGAAAAGGAACAATTAATAATATAGTAAAAGTCAATACACCTTGGAATGTTATTGTTCCTGAAAATTTAAAATTTTTATGTTTGCCTATAAGTTATCCTGACCATTTTGATTATGAGTCAACAAGCGGCGTGTTAGACCCTAGTCAATCCAGTGAGATAAATATTCAGATGAATTGGAATGTAGAAGATGGTGAAAGATTGATTAAAGCAGGAACACCTTTAATGCACATTATTCCTTTATCCAAAGATACTTTTAACTTAGAGATTAGAACTGCAAATAAAAAAGATTTACAATGGACTAATATTCAAAAATATTGTAAAACTTTTTCTTTTTCAACAACAAGACATTTAGTACAAAAACTGTATAGAAATTTTTTTAAAAGGTAATTATGATACAAGCTATTTTTGCAACTCCTATATATAAATCTGATAACAAATATGTTTTAACAAAAGAACAATTAACTTATTTAAATGATTTAAAACTATTAAAAAATAAGTTAAATAATTTTATAACTATTAAAAAAGACATTTTAGAAGATAAAATTATGGATGATTTTAAAAAATGGTGTTTACTGAATGTTACTGCATTTGCCAAACAATTAGGAGCCAGTGATAAAACAAATTTTTATATAACACAATCTTGGATGAATAGAAATCCTCCTTTATCGGCTCATCATACTCATATGCACCCTAATAGTATTTTTAGTTGTATATTTTATGTAGAAGGAGATACTTGCCCTACTTATTTTTATAGATATGATGATAGAACTTCTTTTGGAAATTTTGCTTTTTACAATGGCGAAAAAGGAAGTAATCCTTATACAGCTTCAAAAGTAGGCATTTTAAACGAAGTTGGCAGATTGGTTATATTTCCATCATCTATGGTCCACGATGTCGATACTAATAAAAGTGATAAAGATAGAATTACAATTTCATTTAATACGTTTGTTAAAGGAGAGATGGGCGATCCTGAATGTAGTAATCATTTAATTATTTAATATGACATATAGGTACCAAGAACAACCAGGAATTCCACATATAATTAGATTAACTTCTGATGCACAATGGGAAGTTACAAACGAATTTAAAAAAAGTGGAGGAAAAAGATATTGTTACCTTTTTAATTCACAATTCAAATACGAATATTTTTTTTTCTTTTCTAACAAAAGAAATGTTTTTTATTGGTTAATGGATATTAAAGGACCTAAAATGCCTAGATGGTGTATTGCAGACGAAATATATCAGGAAATAAAATTTAAAACCTTAGATATTAAAGAAGATATACACGGTATGAGATTGTTTATAAGAAATCCCGATAATTATGAGGAGTTAAAAAAATGAGTGATATTAAAGAATACACTTTAGAAGAACATAGAAAAGCTGAATTAGAACCTTTTGTACAAACTCTTATGTCTGGCCAAATCAATCCAGACCTATATGCTATATACTTGTTTAATCTATTACAGTGTTATGCTACACTTGAAAAATATGCTTTTGCCAATGGCCTCTTTAGACAAACACCTGGCCTTGACAGAGCTCAAAAAATAGACCACGACTTTCGTTCACTGTGGAACAAACCAGAAAAACCTCACATCACAGACAGCACATTAAGATATGTCTATCATTTAGACACAATCAAAGATGATGCAGAAAAGCTGTATGCTCATATCTACGTAAGACATATGGGAGATTTATATGGCGGTCAAATGATTAAGAGAAAAACACCTGGCCCAAATACATATCTTGTCTTTTTAAAACCTGAAGAAACAAAAAGAGTTGTAAGAGAGTTAATAAATAACTATATGAACACGTACCAAGTAAACGTGGTCGCTGAAGCTAAATTATGTTTTGAATATGCTACAGAATTATTTAAGGAAATGAATGATTTGGGAAAATCTTATACAGTGCAAGAATAACATCATAGATATACTCGATATAAATTGTGTTGAATACTTTGAAGAAGGTATGACACGATTTAATAAAGAAGGTTGGGTCAATCGTACTTGGAAAAATGAGAACGTAAGGCGTGCTCACGTGGACGTGGTTGATGCAAGAGAAACAAAAGGCCTTTGGATGATGCACGTTTGTTTATTTCCTGAATTGAATAATGGCGGGCCAATTTATGGATTTGATGTCATAGCAGGTAAAAATAAAGTAACAGGTGCGTTCCACGATTTTTCACCACTTCTTAAAAAAGAACATCCACTCACACAATGGTTTCTTAATGAAACTAAATGGTACAAACCAAGTAAAGAAAGAGAATTGCCAGATTGGGCAAAGGCCATCTTTAGTGGTGGAATGATTGCCGCAGGTAATATACAGACAGAAGAAGAATTGTTCCAAGTAACAACAATGGCCGAAAGTAATCTACATAATTATTTAGATAAAATTGGCGACTTTAAAAATGACTCGAAAAGAGAAGATGTGATAACAGCACAAAACTATTATTGTGAACATCAACAACAAAACCCACATACACCTAGAGTAATGTTATCTTTAGGATTAGATGAAAAAGATGTGTTAGTGTTTAATAAAGACCATCTTTTTCCAAAGATAAATACTTAATATGAAACTAGATAAGAAATTGATTATACAATATTTTGCCATAATTGTTTTAATCATAATTACTTTATTGGCAACCTCTTTTGTAAAAGCAGACGAAAAGAAAATATCAGATTTAGAGAAAAGAATATCACAATTAGAATCAAACAAAATTTCAATACCTAAAGGCCTATTCATTACAGGTGAAGTAGAAGGTTATTATGATGACCGTACTTATGATAGTGGTATAGATTCAAGAGCTGAATTACAGATAGGTATTAATCACACATTTAAAAATCCCTATATCAATTGGACAGGTGCTTCAATGTTATATGACACTTATTATTCTTTAGATACCACATTAAACAATACGATACAAGAAAAACAAATGGGTATTGGTAATGACTATTACAGATTATATCTTGGTGAAACAGACGCACAACGATTAGGTTTTGCAAAGACGCCAAAGATAGGTGCGCCATTAATTATTACACAAACAAATTCAAGGTTAGACCATAGAGAGAAAGCAGTTCTAGCTATCGGTGGTTTTAATTGGGATAATCAATTTGATTTTGATTCGTATCGTCTAAGACAAGATGTTCCAGCAGGTTTAGTTATTGGTTGGGATAATGAGAGAGATGCTTTATATACAGGTGCAACTGTAGGACTTTTTGGATATGCCGATTTATCTTATATGCAAATCAAAAATCCAAAAAGTTCAACAAGTGTAGCTTCTTTTAATGAACGTACACAAAAAGGTTGGGCATTAGGTGGTACTTTATATCGTTGGAATATTCCTTTGATTTGGGGTGCAGAAGTTTGGGACGATATGGACACAGGCTTTGCTGATAAGAACAGATATGATTACGGCCTATTATATAGTTTTAATGAACGCATTTATGGTACAGTTCACAGAACAGAAAATGATGATTTAGGATTTACAGGTAATTATTGGGGTGTTGTTTATAATTTACATACAGAAGATGATAAACACAAACGACCAGATAAAAGAGCTGGTTTAGAATTAGGTTTATACTATCACGATAAAGAACAAACATCAGTGTTTACAGGTGCTTATAAAGACTATAACCCACAGTTATTAGCAACTATTCGTTATAAGTTCTAATTTCTTTTATATAAATAGTAGAGTTATGGCAAATCCATCTACTAGAGAAACACTTAAACAATATGCTTTAAGAGCATTAGGTAAACCAGTAATAGAGATAAACGTTGATGATGACCAGTTAGAAGATAGACTGGATGAAGCATTACAATACTATGCTCAATATCACTATGACGGTATTAGACGAACATATTTAAAGTATAAACTTACATCACAAGATAAAGACAGATTAAAAGCTTCAACACCATCTTCTGAAACACCTACACAAAATGGTGTCAGCACAACTTGGTACGAAGCAAACAATTTTCTTATAGTTCCAAATACAGTTATTGCCGTAACAAATATATTTCCTTTTTCAGACAAAGCAAGTATGAATATGTTTGACGTAAGGTATCAATTAAGATTAAATGATTTGTATGACTTTGCTTCAACATCAATTATTAACTATGATATGGTGTTAAGACATTTAGATTTCTTAGACCAAATTTTAGTAGGTATGAAACCTATCAGATTTCAACAACACGATAATCGTTTGTATATTGATATGGATTGGGTGAACGATTTAGAAGTAGATGAATACTTAATTATAGATTGTTATAGAAAATTAGACCCAGCTACTTTTACGGATGTGTTTAATGACCAATGGTTAAAGAGATATACAACAGCATTATTTAAAAAACAATGGGGTGCTAATTTAAGTAAATTTGATGGAGTAGTAATGTTAGGTGGCGTTAAACTTAATGGCGAAAAGATTTTTACAGACGCACAAACAGATATTGAAAAATTAGAAAAAGAAATAAGAGATAGTTTCGAAATTGCCCCAGCATTTATGGTAGGTTAAACTATGCCCGTAAATCATTATTTCCAGGGAGGCCAAGGAATTGGCAATCAGGCCGAGAAAACACTTTACGAAGATTTAATTGTAGAAGGCCTAAAAATCTATGGCCACGATGTCTATTATTTACCACGAACACTTGTCAATAGAGATTTAATACTAGGCGAAGATACTTCAAGTAAGTTTGATGATAGTTATATGATAGAAATGTATTTTGAAACGACTGAAGGATTTGCAGGCCAAAAAGAATTAATTAATAAGTTTGGATTAGAAATAAGAGAAGATACCACTTTCGTTATCGCAAAAAGAAGTTGGCAAAATCAAGTTGATAATCCAATGACACAGATTGTAGAAGGCCGTCCTAATGAAGGAGATATTATATATTTCCCATTAATGAATAGTTTTTTTGAAATACAGTTTGTAGAGGACCAAGAACCATTATTTCAATTAGGTAGTTTACCTGTTTATAAATTAAGAGTTACACGTTGGGAATACAGTTCAGAAGAATTAAATACAGGCATAACTGAAATAGATGATAAAGAAACTGAATACTCATTAAATCTATTACTCAACAGATTTACACTTGAAGATGAAACTGGTTCATTACAATTAGAACAAGATCAATCATCAGGTCAACCAAACTTCTTCTTAAACGAAGAAGCAACAACGACAACAACAGTGGCAACTCAATCTGCTTATGCACAAAATTTAGATTTAGACACAGAAGCTGGATTTGATACACAATCTATTGCTGATGATATATTAGATTTTACAGAAACAAATCCTTTTGGAGAAATTAATTAATGTTTGGTAATTTTTTCTATAATGAAGGAATGCGAAAGATTATAATTGCATTTGGTCAATTGTTTAACAATATAGTTATACAATCAACATCAAGTACAGGTGCAGTTACAAAAAGATTAAAAGTTCCTTTAGCTTATGCACCAAAAGAAAAGTTTTTAGTAAGACTAGATCAAAAACCAGATTTAGATGATCGTAGTTTTGCAATTACATTACCAAGATTAGGATTTGAAATATCTGGTCTTGCTTATGACCCTACAAGAAAATTAACAAGAGTTCAAAAATTCAGAAAAGTAAAATCTGGTGAATCAGGTGAAGTTCATAATTTTAATTATGTACCAGTGCCATATAATATAAGTTTAAATCTTTATGCCTTTACAGCAACGGCAGAAAACGGCCTACAAATAGTAGAACAGATATTACCTTTCTTTCAACCTGATTATACGATTACTGTAAATGTATTACCTGAATTAAATATTAAAAGAGATATACCGATTATATTAAACAGTGTATCATATGAAGATAGTTATAGCGGAGATTTTACAACTCGTAGAGCCGTTATATATACCTTAAACTTTACTGCTAAAACATATTTGTTTGGGCCAATGTCCAATCAAGGTGTTATCAAAACGGTACAGTCAGATATTTACACAGATACGGATACAACAACGGCAAAAAGAGAAGAAAGAATTGTGGTCGTACCAGACCCAACAACGGCGGATGCAGATGATGACTTTGGATTTACAACAACCATTACTTCTTTTACAGATAGTAAGAAGTATAACCCTACGACTGATACTGATGTTTAATTATGACAAAAATAGAAGATAAAGTAAACGAGATATTGGGCATATCGCCTGAAAATAAACCTACATTGGAGTCTTTAGTAAAGATAGATAATCCTTCTGTGCCACGTGTAGAAGATAAAACTAAAACTGATATTGAAAATGATTACAAGTTTAGTCGTGATAATTATTATGATTTAATACAAAAAGGACAAGAAGCAATAGAAGGTATATTAGAAATTGCAAAAGAAGGCCAACACCCACGAGCTTACGAAGTTGCAGGCCAATTAATTACAAACGTTGCACAAACAGTTGATAAGTTACAAGACTTACAAAAAAAATTAAAAGAATTAAAAACTGCTACAAAAGGTGCAGACACTAAAATACAAAATGCTTTATTTGTAGGTTCTACTGCTGAATTACAAAAGATGTTGAAAGTTAAAAATGAAAATACTCAAAGCGAAACGAAATTACCTGAACAAACAGATATTTCAGATAAGTGATTTAACTTATATAACAAGAATGACTCCTTTAAAAGAGTTATTAAATGGTGAAGATATGATTGAACCTATTAAAGTATTAAAACACGATACAAGAAAAAATCCTATTGGCCCATTAGGTGAAGAATTATTTGATTATTCAAAATATAGAAGTGGTGCTGGTGATTCAAACTTTAAAGAAAAACAATACAGTGTATGGGAAGGCAATCAAAGAGTTCAGGCCGCTATACAATTAGGTTACACACATATAGAAGGTATTTTAGTCAATGAATGAAGTATATCTCGGTAATCCGAATCTAAAAAAAGTAAACGTTAAAGTAGAGTTTACAGAAGAACAAATAATAGAGTTTGATAAGTGTTCGAAAGACCCTTTATATTTTATTCAAAATTATGTAAAGATTGTTTCGTTAGATGAGGGCCTTGTACCTTTTAAAATGTATGATTTTCAAAAAGAAATGGTTGGTACAATGCACAACAACCGTTTTACAATATGTAAATTACCAAGACAATCAGGTAAATCAACAACGATTGTATCATATCTATTGCATTATGTAATTTTTAATCCAAATACTAATGTTGCCATACTTGCAAACAAATCATCTACAGCAAGAGATATATTAGGCCGATTACAATTGGCCTATGAAAATATACCAAAGTTTTTACAACAAGGTGTATTAAATTGGAATAAAGGAAGTATTGAA